GCATCAGAGCACAATCTGTAGCCTGCTCTTCCACTATCGTGAGGATCTCATCGGCTCGCTTGTCTGAGATTACCAGAGTACGATTTAGATTCACGCCGTTGCCTCCTTCGCTTTGCTCTTTTTCGGCTTCGGTGGCCGAATGACACGACTGCTGTCGATCACAATCCACCCATTTTCCCATATCAGACGAGCCAATTTTTCCCCGATGCCCCCACAATCTGTCAGATAGCCGTCCCCTTTCGGCTCTAGTCTGATACGGAACTTCTCCAAGATCGCTGTCGCTTTCGTCGGGCCAATGCCCTTTCCGCATAGGATGCTCAGTCCCACGGCTTGCCGCTCGCCTTCTGCCGGAGCTGGAGCGAAGCCGCTCAGGTCGCCGCCTTCCAATATTTTTCGGACCCTGAGGAGCATCCGCTTGTATGGATCCGTTTTGAGTCGCCAGACCGGGATATTCAGGGCTATGGCATTGGCTTCGAATCCCTCGACCATGTGGAAATATTCCATCAGTTTTTCCACATCCATCTTTCCATGCTGCCGGGATGCTGCTTTTCGGATGGCTGCACCTACGTCGTTGTCATCGCCCAGGACGACAATAGCGAGAGGCTGCCCCAGCTCCCTGGCAGCGAGGATCTGCTCCCATAGGTGGCCGTTCAGGATCGAGCTGAGATAGTCGCTGCCAGCGTCCTCGGAGAAGTCCTTGAGCTCGACATGAAAAACTTTTTCGGATTTCAGAAATGTCTGACATCCAATCGAGTCCTCGACACATTCCGTTTTTTGGATCGAGAACAGCAAGTCGAACGGCGGCTCCTGGTAGCCGCCCATTGGGGCGAAGGCGAACCGCTCATCCGCTTCTATCGCGGCCTTGATTTTCGGGAATCTAGGCCTGGCGACCTCGTTGCTTGAGACGGAAACGAGGATAGGGTTCATCCCTTCCTCCCAACCGCCTCTGTCACCGCTTTCTCTTCTTCCAGCTCCAGGTTGATCTCATCGTCCTCTCGCCACTCGCGGTTGAGCATCTTGAGCTCTGCTCGCCTCTCTGCTTTGGTGATGGCGTCTCTGTCGGCGAAGGACCAGGATCTCATGACTGCCATGGTGAGCCACAGGCTCGCGGGCATGCCCTTGATTTTGACATCGGGATTTAGGATAGGCATGTTGTCATCTGCTACGCCTATGATGAGCTGCGGTTGGCCCGGCTTCTGATATTTGGCCTGGCTATTGGCATCCTCCCAGGCTTTCAGCAGGCAGAAAGTAGCGCGCTCGTGGCTGACTCGATCCTCTCTGTATTGGCCTGTCTTGGGCTCCACGACGCGGACGTGCCCCCAAACGAGATCATGGGTCCGCCCGCTGTCCATGATCTGGGTGCAGAGGCCTCGCCGGTTGGCTTCCTCCGAAGCCGCGAAAGCATTTGGAGCGGTCTTGCCGGCCACTGAGTATGTTCGATCCTGCTTGCCTCGCCAGGTGTCCACGTCGAAGCTTTGCCCGGTCTTGCCTTTGTCCTGGCCGTTTCTCGGGACGGCTGGTACATTGGTTCCTGTCGGACGGTCATCGCTCTGCTGGTCTCTGGTGGGCTCCTGTGGGGCGGGCGTGGTGTCGGTCGCCATGACGATGATCTCTATGAGTTTGCCCCGGATCTCGAGATCCGAGCATTCCAGCTTTCCGTCGATGCATGATACTTGGATGTCCCCCGGCACTATGAGCAGCCCCGCCTCGTTGGGTCTGTAGGCGAGCTCTGGATGGAGCGCGCAGAAGTCCTTCACCGCGTCGGCCACTTCCTGTTTTCGCAGCTGTCGAGCGCCGGCCATCAGTTTTCACCCCCAATCTTGACTTCCATGGCGGCATCATGATCTTTCATGAAGGCCTTCATCTCCTGGACTTCGGCGAACTCCTGGAGAGAGCGGTTCGTCTGCGCTTTCTTGATCGCCTCCGCCACTTCGAGAGAGCCTTGTGTTCTGCCCTTCAGCCCAACCGATGCGTATTCTTTGATTGTTCCCAGGCAGCTTTCGCAGATAGCCAACTTCATCGCTCGCTCTTCTGGAGAGTCGGCATAGTCGAGGAGATTCTTCTCCAGAGTCTCTAGGCTGCCCCGGATCATTTCAGCCGCCAGCTTCAGGCCATCCTCTGGTTCTGGTTCGGTGCTGAGTTGGCTGATCGCAGACCGCACGAAAATCTTGATGTCCTCGGGGCTGTCCATGCTCATTGCCGCACTTAGTTGTGCCATTGCCTTTTCTTTGCTCATTCGCTATCATCTCCCTTGTTTTCCTCTATGTCCGCCATGCTTTCCTCGATCAGTTTCCTTCGTGCTTCGGTTTCCGACATTTCAGTTCCTCCGATTGGTCTTTTTCTCTTCCATTTTCTGATAGCAATATTCGCCGATCTCAGCGATTGCGCATGACCCATCCGTTTCGTATGGAATGAACCACATGCATACGTTTTCCTTGCAATCTTCTTTCATCAACGGGCAAAACATTCTATTCACCAACCATTATTCTAATTATAATATCGCTATATATAGACGTTATAGAAGATACTGAAGACAGAATTGAAGGAATGAAAGCAATAGCAAGAGATATATTTTTTATTATTTCTTCACTTTCTTCAGTATCTTCATTACTATACGTACGTAGGGAACCTCTCCCAACCTCGCCATATAATTTGTTGATTTCCAATGAAAACACCGACGAAATGAAGAAATGCGTCCCCTGATGTTGTTTTTCTTTCTTCACTGGTTTTCACCTTCTCCCGCCGCGAAGTCGCTTAATATCGGTTCCTTTTCTTCGGCCATGCTGAAGCAATCACCCCGAATCTTCCAGCCGTAGACCTTGTGACCGTTCATGACTTGCTGGTTCATGTGGCGCTTTCCGATTTTCTCCACCAAAAGCCCGGATTGCGAAAGCGCGTCCGTCATCGATCCTTTTGACGGCATCTGAGAAAATACGCCAAGTCTCTTGAGGGCAAATAACGTCGGCTCTGGCACCAAGAAAAGATCATCCGGTTCGTCCGCCAACCGCTTGCCCTTCGGCTCGATCCACCTGCCTATGACATCTTTAAAGAACGTCTTCCCGTACTCATCGGGGGTTTGATTTTCGAATTGCTGGATCAGGTGAGGCTGGGAGGTCAGTATGGCCTTGATTCCGGCCATGAACTTCGCCACCTCAGTTTCCTCACTCACCGTTGCTCCCTGGTCGGCTGAGGCCGAGCCCAACATCTTCAGAAATTTTTGAGTTCTCGGCTCAAAAACGTCTGCCAGAGGAGAGCGACACAACAGATTCCAAGTCATCCTCAGAAGGGCGTAAATCGTTGCCAGCCGACCGGAGTTCACATAATTTTGCTTGTTGAAATCCTCGGTTTTCCGGCTCCGGGCCTCATTGAATCCGTCTGAAGGATCTTGGACCGTGGTCAAGAACCGCAACCAGTGATAACCGATAACAGGCAGATTGATAATATTTGATTGGACGTAATCAACCTCATCTTTGCTTTTCGGCTCCTCCCATTTCAGATTAAAAATTCTTGCTGAAGTGCTCGCTTCATCCGGCTTAATCTCGCCGGTGATAATCGGAGTGCAGAAAAACGGCTTGCTGATCCTGACCCCGCCATCCTTCTTGCCCCGGACCTTATCTTTCCCCTCAATCACTGCATGAATCGTAGCGATGTATTGCTGCGCATCCCTGGGATCGACGCTCTTCACATTGTCTACAATCTGAGGAAGTATCCCCGCTCCTGCTAGGACCTCCAGCTCTCCTACGGCCGTAGATCCGCTCTTCCCGTGCTTCAGTAGGTTGGCGTCATCGTTGTAGCCGATTCCATAGATGCACATGGCCTTCTTCGTGATCGAGGTCTTCATTGATCCCGTCCGGCCCCACATCCCGACACCGAAGCGGTCGTTCAAGAACCAGCGTGCATAGACAGGAGATCCCAGTATTGCAGCCACGAGGACCATAGTAGGTCCGGGAATGTCCAACAATTTCGCAAGAGTTTCTTTCGCTGCCTCCAAATCACCGTCATAGACGGCGGCGGGAACCATTTCCATCAGGCGGAATTCGATGTCATCCGCAAGACCCAGGCCAGGCACCATAGGCTTTCCTTCCACCCATGTAGGTGCAAGCAGACGACGGCGCTTGATAGTGTTCTTTGTGATCTGTTGGACGATTTCGAAAGTCAGATTTCCAACGCGATTCGCAGCTCCGAAGGAGTTGATGAGAGCCGCCTTGAACTTTCGCGCGTCTGCCAGGTCCTCTGCTGGCATGCAGAACCTGACAGGAATCTTATCCGCTGCGCCAACTCCCTGGAAAATGAACTCTCTTTGCTTTTCTGCTATCGTTTCCGTGTGGACATATACCATGCAGTCTGATAGCCACACGAGCACATTCTTCATAGAGCCATCTTTGGTGGCTATCGATTTCACGGCCTTGACCGTGCCGTCCTCATCGACTCCGACTGAGCCGGATTCGTCGCTGAGATAGACTCTCTTGGCCGTAGGACCATCCAGAAGAGGCACGACGGGCGCTATGTAGAGCGGGCACTTCTCGCCTATGCACCCCTCTGAAAACGATTGCATCAGCTCATTGCATGATATCTCGTTCTCCGACAAGTACGCCGTCTTGCAGAAGGCCAGGATATCCTCATCGTCTAGATCCTCCATGCTGTCCGACGCATTGAGCCATCTAGTAAGCTGTAGAGGAGCCGTATCTATCGCATGGCCCTCTTTTCTGAGCCATCTGGCCAAAGATAAAATCCACTGCATGGACTCATCCGGCGCCGGGCCGATCTGGATGGCATGCTCTATACACGACGGGCGATCCATCAGGCCCGCCATCCATTTTCTCCGTGCTCGAAACGCGCCGACGATGCCCGAATATAGGCGGCATTTAAATCCTTTCCAAATACCATCGGATGTGAGCCAAACCCCCCTCTCACCAAATGGACGATTTCATTTTTCTGTTCAAAAACAAGGTCGCTTGTTAGCTTAAATGATCCTGGTTTGTGGTGCGTTACCGCTAACTTTGTAATTGAATAACCATCGACGTGTGGCGATCCTTGGAAGATTAGGGCATTGTGGCCGGTGTGTTCTGCCAATTTTGCGACTTTATCAAACCCCGCTTCATCAATTTTATTAGGCTTGATCTCTACCCAAAACCCCCAACCATCATCTGCTAACGCTTTTACGCTATGTTTGATCCAAAAATCTGGTAAATACTTTCCCCATTTACCCAGGTCGAAGCCCTCTGTTTCATATTCCCATTCAATACCCAATGCATCGAAGAAAACTGCCCATCGAGCTTCTAGCCGAGACCTAAATCTATAGCCCTTGTAATGGGTCTCGATGGCCTTTATCTTGCGAGGGGCAAGGCTATTTATATCCTCAGCTATCTTTGTACTCATTGCAATTCCAAACCTTTGCCCTGCCAGAGTTCACGAGACTTTGGCGGGTAATTCTTACTTATCCGTCTTCTATTCCGGCCACCTTGAGGACGTACTCTTCCCAGGTCAGCCCCATTGCATCTTTCTTTTTCACCAGTTTCTTGTGTTCTGCTCTGGTGAATCGTAGATGCACGTTCACCGTATCTGCCTCTCTTGGCATGGACGTATGTATGTATGTATGGTATAAATACCTTTCCCTCGCTTCTGAAGTCCGGGCAGCATTCCGGCTTGCAGAGAGCTGGATGGGTGAGGCACCCCGGCGTCTTGCATCTGCGCCCGGTCATGCTCCACCCCTAGCGCTCGTGTCTCTCTTCGGTGTCTTCCTCTTCTCTGCACGGGAGAGCTTCCGGGGCCTGAAGCAATGACAGGAGTCATCCGACGTGTGCAGCCGATGACATATGCATTGTGGATAGCTTACCCGTTTCCAGTAGCAAGCACCACATCCACCCCATTCGCTCATAGCGCCCACCAGCCGTTTTGGACTTGCCCGGACTGTCGTAATTTTCTCAGCAGCATATCCACCGCCGCTCGCGACTGATGACATTCCAATTCGATGTCGAAAGTCTCGCACCCTGGATGCACGCGGATGTATTCCAGGATCTCCAGCCGATCCGCTGTCAGTCGGTCGTCACATGGCCTGCCAAGCTTCGGGATATATTCAGTCAGTTTCATTCCATCCGCTCCCATTGCTTCTGGATTTGGCTCTCGATATTTTCCAGCGCGCGCAGATGGTATTCCCGCTCCGCTGCCAGCTCCCGGATGCGCTGCTCCGGATGCTCCTTTTGCCAAGAATTCATTTTCGCATCTCTTCTATCTGCTTTCGGAGGCTGATGATGATTCTCGCCTGTTCGTCCAAATCGCGTCGCAATATATCGTTTTGCTCTACGGCCAACTTGAACGCCCTCATTCCCCCATGAATCGGATTGACATCGATATCCATTGGCCATTTCGCAACGCGATACACAAAATCATACAGCATTTGGTATGACTCGATCGGGGTCATCTCCGCACCCTCCTGCTCAGCGCCTTGCCCGCTTGCCAGATCTCATCTTTCCGTATCCGTGGGTGGATCGGAAAAATTATGAGCGGACCCTTCCACTCGCGGCGAATATTTCTCATGCTCCTATCTCCAACAGTCCCAAAAACCAGAGATCGTAGCTCCGCCAAAGATGGATCATGCTCAGGTAGGCCGCGCGCTCCTCAGCTCCGAGGATAATCGGCTCTCGCTGCTGGATGGCAGGCGGCACGAGATTGCTCTTATCTCTTTTCATAGTCCCTCAGGTGCGACTGTCCTTTGTTCGCGGTGATTCTGCCTGCTCTGGAATAGATATAGTCGAGAATCTCCTGCCTCGCTGATTCTCGGCGCTCCTGCGAACGGGGGGGGGGGATTGTCTCACGTTCCCGCCTCCCTGACGTTCTGCAGCACTCGCTCCATGCTTTCGATGCACGGGCCCCATATCGGTCTCGGATCGGAGCGCAGAGCGAGAAGAATCGTATCCAGCCTATCCAGATCTCCTGGCTGGATCTTCTCCAGCGGTATCCTGTCAGTCGTCTCGATCAGAGCGGCCTGCAGGGAAATGGTCCGATCCTTCTCGGCGCAGGCCTCGAGTAGCTCATCACAGCGGGCCGTCAGGATGCGGATCACGGCCTCGGCGCTCATAGCCGGTATCTGCCCTGCCTGGAGAGCTCGCACGGCGGCATCGGCAGCGCTCATTTCCACCACTCCGACCAATCGGGCGCGGTGTCATCCGCGAGCTTTCCCGCGATTTCGCTATCATACAGCCGTATTCGCAATTCGATGTCCCCGGTGAATTTGACGTGTTTCCAGCCCGTGGTTTTCCTCTCTGCACATTTTCCGACATGCCAACTGAAACGAGTGCCATACTCCAACTCATCCGCCAACTTTCGAAGAAACTGAATATTGGCCCACATCAACGGATGCAACGTTTCTAGGTGGTACGGGTCGCGCTCGCGTACTATTTTTTCGGCGCTCATGTCGACCAGTACCCCGACTTTCGGCGCGCCTGCGCAGCCGCTGCTCGCTGCATCACTTTCTCCATATTCGGCTCCAGTTTGGGATTTCTATACCCGGTCGGATTCTGTACCACCGATACGGATAGCGGTATTCCCCCTTTCGCGCCTTTCTTCTGGCTCATTCCCGCCCCTCCAGATCGATAGCCGTTAGCCCATAGTCGAAGCAGTTTCGATGATCGCTGTAATACTCCCTCACCGTCGCCTGAAAGCGAATCTCGCTTCCTGGGAACGGCAACTTTCCCTTCCAGTCCTCGAACGGAATCCAGCAATACTCTTCCTGTCCGGCAACTGTGCGAACATTTTCCAATAGTATATGCCCCCCCTCGCCGAGATCCCGACGAACCGGGCAGCTATCCGAGTCCGCTTGCCCCGGAGAGATGCAAGCGCGGATCTCATGGCATCGCCGTCTTTCTCGCCGGGCATTCGCCTTTCGCGGTAGGGCAACAATCTCCGCAATCTACTTGGTCGTGGCTGAAGTCATCGATGCACCCGCACAGCTTTCCAGCCCCGACGATCGAGTCGCACCAGCCTATTTTCGGATCTGGATGAAGGAATCGCATCAGAACGCCCCCGTCACGTTCCAGGCCGTCCCATTCCAAAAAGCGGTGATGTTCTCGCCTGTCACCGAAAATACTTGGCTACCATTCCCCACTGCGCTGCCCGATATCGAGAGCGTGGCTGCCCCTGCATGAAGGCAGACGATATAGAAAATCCCCGATATGACCGCCAAAGCAGCAAGCCAAACAAAGAGAGGATCGGGCCTCATGTCCGCACCCCTATTCGGTGCTCGCCATCGAATAGCCCGATTCGAACACGTTGACCCATCAGGCCCCGAACTTTCTCAGACAGTTCTTTGGGCAGCTCTACCCACCAACTCCCCACCCGTGCAGTCAGACGGCCATCCGCCTCAGTAGCGTCTCGGAGCCTTCCCTGAACTATGTCCCGCTCTTCTAGGGCGACTGTGGGAAAATTATTTGAATCAGCGGGCAGTATCTCAATCATGCTGCTCGCCTCCGGGTGGGCAGCGAGCCCGTCCTTCTTCTAAAATGGATCGCCCGTATCCGGTTATGGTGACAAAAACTTTTCCCCGCGACTTGGCGCGATCTTCCAATACCGCTCCAAGAATATCGAGGCGATCAATCCGGTGCCTGATGGCGCTATCCTTCAGGCCCGTTATACTTACGCAGTTTTCCGCAATAGCGGATAGCTGCGATCCTGAAAATTCTTCGACCTTTTCAAGTATCTGTCTATCGATTTCGTCTATATTTTCCGTCATACTTTCCCGTCCCAGAAGGCCGGGAAGGCTACAGAGGCGCTAAGCTTGCTTAGGGCCGAAAGGCTGATAAGCTCACGTAGCGTTCTACTCTGTAGCCTGGGTTCTTCCCACCGCCTGCGAAGCAATGTGGTTGAGCCCCGGCCATCTTCTTATTTTTCCTTGCGGCCCGGTTGGAGCCGCTGGACCAAATACTTTTCTATGTAGGCTATGCCCCTTTGCCGTGAGCGCGGGGCGAAAGTGATCAGACTACATATCCCTGAGCACTTAGATCCGCTATGCTCTGATCGTTTCTAACCAGCCATTGCAGCTCTTGGACGCGCATGCTGGCCAGATCCGCCCCGAGCTGCACCTGGCCTTTCAGAGCCCTCATTTTCTCGACCGCCTCCAGCTCGTTCTTGCAGCCGTTTTTCAACTCGGCGGCTCTCGTTTCCGCATTTTTCCCGATGATCGCACCGGAGAGGAGCAGATCGGACTCTCGGATCTTCAGCGCCTCCCTGGCCTTCAGCTCCTCCTCGGATACTTCATGCAGTCCTATCCTCGCGGCCCTCAGATCCTCGAATGCTCGCTGGATCTGCTTTTCTCTTGTCACTTCTGTAGTTTTTTCGCACATCATTTTCACCTCAGTCACAGTAAGCCTTCCGCTCTCGCTTTTGCAGCGCCGACACCCCACGATATATATCCTGCCGCTGCCATTTTCGGCGTCAGATACGTGGGATCGTTCGCGAGTAGCCACTCCTCGGCATTCTTCTTCTTTCGCCACTGTTCGAAATAGATCTTTTTTGCTGCCGAGATGTGCCTGCAGTTTTCTTTTCGGCAACTGCATGACCAAACATAGAAATGCTTGGCCTTTCCATCGGCCACCGCCGTCTCTCGCTGATTCCGAACGTCGAAATGGCCGAGATCTCGATCAAGCGCGTCATATTCCCGGACATCGAAATTTGTCTGATGCCTGGTTTTTTTGTACGTTCCCTTGTCGCACCAGATTTTCAGTGGCGGGACTGCACGCTTGAATCGTTCCTCTGTTGGAAGATGTATCCAATCAAACTGCTCAATCAGCGACATCTCCGAATGCGATTTTTCTGCCATTGTCACACCTCTGCTATGTGGAACGTGGTTATCGTATATATACATTGCCCCAAATAGAACCAAATCGGACCAATAGGACAAAAGATATATATACTATTACCGTCGATTGCCGTACTATGGGAGAAACAACAATTGCGAAAGTTGACCGGCGAGGGAGAATACAGCTGTCAAAGCCGCTCATGGAAGTGCTTGGTATCGAATTAGGTCAAAATGTGAGGATCACAGTCGAGAACATCGGAGTGAAAAATGACTGCTAGTGTGCGATTCCAGTAAAATCGACCCTGTCCTTCGATCGCAGGCTTAAAATACTGGAATCGCTACCAAGAAAGCATGCCGCCAGAACAATATCGTGGCCGATCCATCCAGATCTATTTTGATACGGACCGGGAATGTAAAGAAATTTTGAATGCTGCCGAGAAAGCCCGCATCTCAATGGCTGCCTTCTGCAGGGAGATGATACGAAAGGGCATGGCCGAGCCGCCCGCCTCACCAGCACTCCTGGAAGCCCAGGAAGCCCTTTTCGCAGCCCGGAAGGAGCTGGATCGCCGGGCCGGAGAGATCCGCCGCCTGGAGAGCGAGATATTCTCGCTGCGTGGCTCTATGCTCGCCCAAGAGGAGGCCGCCGCAAACGTCGATTCCGGCCTGGTTGCGCTGCTGCAGGACGGGCAGTTCCATCGCTCGACGGACATAATGCGCTCCCTGAAAATCGATAGCAATAACATGGATGCAATCCGCTCTCTTGCGGCTCAGCTTCATGCCTTGCAGGATCTCCAATTAGTTTCGGAAGATCCGCAAGGCTGGAAGTGGGTGGGATGATAGAAAAGTTCGCCGCCGACCTCGCTTTGCGACGGCTCTCCAACGGCCATATATCGGCTACCGTGGGCCGCGCGCGAGCCTGGCTGGCGTGGTGCTCTGCGCATCAAATCGCCCCGGAGGCAGCCCGCCGCGAGGACTTCCTGGCATACCTCAGGGAGCGTCAGTCGCTGCACCTGAAATCGGAAACTCTGAAAAAAGATTTTGGGGCGATTGCGGCGCTGTATGATTTTTTGGGATGTTCTGGCCAAGTTGCCGAGCTGACCGAAATCCGAAAAAGGTATCTGCGCTGCTACAAATCGGATGCCGAAGAGCGGCAAGATATCAGCATCGCCGACGCCTCGCGACTCGTGGCCCTGACCCTGAAAACTCGCGACCGGGCGATACTGCTAGCCCTTCTGAAGACAGGTATTCGGCGCGGCGAACTCCTGTCGCTGGATACGTCATCCGTCGACATGTCAGAAATGACGATCCGACTGAAGCCCACCGGAAAGCGGAGCAATCGTACCGTCTTTTTCGATCGCGAATGCCAGGACGCACTCGCCCGATGGCTGAAGGTGCGCGGCTTCGAGGATGGCCCGCTGTTCCTGAATTCTGCTCGCGACCGGCTAGGAGATACCGGCCAGAAGAAGGCTATGCGCAATGCTGGCCTGCGCGCGGGGCTGCACGATCCCACCGGACCTCTCGAGGCGCGGTTCGGCGCGCACGTCTGCCGCCACTGGTTTACGACCCAGCTTCTCCGGGCGGGAATGCGTCGCGAATATGTGCAGTGGCTCAGAGGCGATGCAATCAGAGAGGCGGTAGATATCTATTTCGACATCGATCCGGCTGACGTTCGCCGCGCCTACCTGGCGCATATTCCACAGCTCGGCATCTAATACGTATCAGTACCGACACGTATATATACCAATACGTAGTAGTATAGTATATGCCAAGGCGGCATAGGACTGAGAAAAATGAAATGCCAACTCTGCGAAAATAAAGCCACAAGAATCGCCAACCTCGAAAAGAACCCAATCAACTGGGACGGCGCAAAGCCCGATTATGCCCGGACTGGAATAATCGTATGCTGCGATGCCCATACCAAGGCGAATACCTTCAATTCTCTGCTGAGATGGGAAACGCTGGAAGATATAGAAGAGGCCCCAAAAACCTCTTCTGTGGCAAAGCCAACAGAGGCCGCCCTTAAAACCATCATGAGTATCTTGAGGGCGAATGCGAATCCAGACAATCATTATTTCATCAATGCGGAGTCGGGCGAGCTTATGACTCATTGCTACCGCGATAAGAACTCATTCATATCCGGGCAGCCAAAAAATAGCTACGAGATCTGTCTCGGAAAGCGTTCATCCAGATCGTATAAAATTCTAAATGCGGCGATCATGCCCCAATGGGAAATGGCAGAAGAGCTGAATAAAATGGAGGTGGCCTAGATGGGCGTCCGAGGCGTCGAGTTCGTCATGGCCGGGTTTGGTCGTGGCTGCAACAACGGGCAGCTTATCGCCCGTGCAGCGATTATCAGCATCCACAATCCATATGCGGATGCCCCCGACCGTTACTACTTTCCCATTTCTCAGATGACTCATGAGAAGTCGGAGAAATACAAGATCATAGGGAAGGATGAATATGAGGCCATGCGAAAGGATCTGCCACATGTGGTCGCGAAATGCGTGGCCACGACCCACGACGGCGGACCGGATTGGCCGGACTGCTACGCAGGGAGCTTCGCATGGCTCCTTGTGCTGCCGGATGGGAGGTGCATCGGTCTCTTGCAGGCCGACATGGACGGGAACGGGGAAACACTCCTCCTCCGGGATTTGGGGGCAGTCTGATGACTCAGAGAAAGCCCGCCGGCGAGAAGTACCTCGCCAAAACCATTACCATCCGGCCCGATCAGGCCAAGGATATCGAGGAATGGCCGACAGGGCAGCTTTCCAGGATCTGTCGGGCCGCGATAGATCAGGAGATCGCCCTGGACTCCCTGCCTGACGGTCTACGAGATGACGCGCTTGAGGCGGCCACGGCGGCATTCTTCGCGGCCTGGCAGATTCGAGGAGATTACGTCGTCAATGGACTGAATCTAGATCTCCTAGGAGCCAACATCGATGACATGGAGCATGACGCGAAATCGCTTGACATTCCCCCCGACCGGCTCATGGTCACGCTCCGAGACCTCTTCGATCTGGAGTTGGAGATGCAATTGCGAAAGCGGGCGATCCTCAGCGAGGCGAGAGCCTAGGATCTCGGCATCTAATACGTATCAGTACCGACACGTATATATACCAATACGTAGTAGTAGGGTATACTGAAACTGTAGGTGACTGAAGATGTACAAAATAACAGATGGAAATGAATATCAGAGAATCGCGGATTGGAATGAGATGATCGCTACCCTGGAGAGCTGGATAGATTGCCCCGACCTAGACGGAGTAGATGAGGGCGATATCGAGGGCCTGAGGATGGCCCTGAAAGGGACAGGCTACCAGGTCGATGAGGTGGCCTAGATGCTCTTGGAAACCGTATGTTTCATATTGTCAGGATTGGCAGTGTTGCTTTTCCTGGTGTCGCCAATCGTGCTGGAGTGGTGGAATAGAAGGAAGGTGGCCTAATGGCCCTCTGGATCTGACATTCTGCGCAATCCCGCGTTCCTGGAGAGGCCGGATCCGGCCCGCCGGCGCAAACCTTTTTTCGCAAAATGCGGCGAGTACAAAAAGGCCAAATCCGGCCGGCTGCAGCAGCCCAAATTTGGCCTTTCTGTCCACCGCGAAAAATATATATCCCACCTCCACCACTACTTTCTCATGCCAGAGCAAAAAGGCAAGCCCGTCAAGTGCTCGTGTGGGTATGGGTGGGATTATAAAGGACAGCTCCGGTATGCGACCTGCCCCAATTGTCAGAAGAAAGTGAGAGTGAAGGAGAGGAAAAATGAGATATAGAATATCCCGAATTGGATCTGGATTTGAGTTCACGGATCTAACTCGCGAAAAATCGCAAATAATCTATGATGGTACGATAATTACGTACTATGATATCAATCCACTGACATCCATCTTTGGCCGCGAGAGTCACCTGAAGGTTTCAGAGAATACCCGATACGGGGAACTTATCGTCGCGATAGAAAATGAAGTGTTGCCCCTGCCAGAGGCAACTGAAGAAATTGGGGAAGAGGTCGAAGTATGAAATCGATATTATTCGCATTGGCGGCGCTGCTTCTCGCAGTGCCATGCATCGCAATGACAGATACTCAGGCCGCATATCTGGAAGGCTTCCATGACGGCTTGGAAATGATGAATTTGTACCGCGAGAATGTCACGGCCTACAACGAAGAGGCCGCCAAGTTCAACGCATCGCTCGCGGTTCTGAATGAGTCTGAGGCCGCAGCCTTCATGCTGCCCCTGGCATCGGCGAGGATCGCCCCTGTGCCGGACCTGTTCAATGCCAGCATGCCAATCGAGGAGCTGGTGAAAGCATGAGGGCTATCCTCATTCTTCTTGTGGGCCTCTTGGCGGCCATCTCGTTCGCCTCGGCCTACACACCCGACCAGCAGAATATGATCGACGGCACGCAACTATCCTGGAAGCTGGCCACGGCCTACGCCGCCCAAGATATCCCGGCATTTAACGCATTGGCCGATCAGTGGAATGCCTGGGTCTACAAGAACTTCGGGCAGGATGCCAACTTGCTCGTGGCGAAGCTGACCGGGCCGGTGGATCTACAGAAGCCCTACATCCTGGCCAATAATACGACAGGCGGCGGCGTGGTGCATGCTATAGATGGCAGCAACAAGGCAGGCGGGGCGAAATATACAACCAATGACGCCAATCTTCTGCCCGATTCAGTGCGCTACAATGCCACCACAAAATCATATGCAGGATACCAGGGTGACTTTTTGGGCGGGGTCTAAGTGGGAAATTTCACAGAATGTCAATGGTCGGGAAAAGAAATACCAAAGGGCTGGCAACTCGCGCCGGGCGAGCGGGGAGAAATCGAATCTACTGACTATCCAATAGGCACGGTCACCCCTTGGAATATTGAATGGGGAGATCTCCCGCCCGGATTCGAGCGGTGCGACGGTCGCAGACACGGCGACATACAAACGCCAGACCTCCGTACAAAAGAAGGCGGTCTTGTGATATATATTTGCAAAGTTGGGGGCGGGGCCTAGTCCCGTCCTTTCGCATTCTTTTCTATGTCCAAGAGCAATCTGATCCTGTCCACCTTCATACCGGCCATGCGGAACGCTCGCTGCGCTTCGGTCATCTCGGGCTGAATTTTTGCCAGCCGGGCTTTCGCGTCCGTTTCTGCTTTGCTGCCTTCCCTAGCGTTATTCATGTTTTCAAGGCATTTGGCCTGCTTGTCCTCGATTTTGGCGAGGTCCGCAAAGCTCTTCTCAAAAGCATCGTATGCTTCATTTACGTTGTCTGCTGTTATCATTTTCTTTATCTCCCTTAAATTTTTTGGATGTAACAAAGTGCAAAATAATAAGGCAATGATGCCACCGCGTCTCCCGTGAAGCTCGTGCCCTCGGCGGCGCTGTGACCGTGAGCATCGGCCGGACTCTTGCCCGCCGTCCCGGACGTGCCTGAATGCGTTGCCGCGCCTGTGTATGCCGTTCTCCACAATATATCTGTCCCATCACCCGTATTGGGGTAGCTTCCGGTTGGATCGCCGTGAGTATCCGTGAAATTGTGGGTATGTGCCGCCATCTCGGCCACGGTTAGCGCGTGCCCGCTCACGGTTATTGTACCGGCGGCAGTGAATGTGGTGCTGCCGCCGGTGTCGCCTACAGAATAGGCCGACCCGGTGCCTGCTCCGACTGGGAATTTGCCCCGGAGATCGATAGTACCGGTGCCGTTGCACAGCGCCCACCCGGTAGGAATTGAGGCAACGGACCCATACCAGAGGATCACCAGGCCGGTAGGCACTCCGAGCCCGGCGAATGATGCGGCATGTAGGTTTCCGGTGCTCTTGTAGAGGAGATCAGCATCAGAGCCGGTGCCAGAACCGCAATTGCCAGCATACCAGTAAGCGGCTTGCATTTCCGCCTGGGTCTGATAGAGGTCGTCGTGTACGTGCGTGGCGAGGTAACTAGAGGCTTCGGTGTAGATGGTTTCGAAGTTATCCATTTTTCCCGTAGTGACAACATCCACCGCTTCCCACGGATTTTCATTTTTCGTATAGGCCATCTTCACACCTCACGCATACTTCATAATATAATAAAGCGAATAATATAATGGGCGTGGATCTACTGCTATCGAAACAGATGATCCGGGATGCCCATGTGCCCCATCGCCTGACGACATTGCGGCGGTGTTGATGCTCCCCGACGTGGGGGCTTTCAGACACGGGTTGCCTGGATTGTTTATGCCATATGGCTGCGTATCACCATCTCGATACGCATCAGTATATCCATGAGAGTGTAGCGGCATTTCGTCAGTTGTGAGCTGATGCGTGCCGATTATGGTCGTTCCGGTGGCGGCGATCGCCCCATTCCACGCATCCGGGCCCCCGGTCGCATTGACTGCATATGCTCCTCCAGCACCGATGACAAACCGATCTCTGAGATCCGGGGAAGCCTTGCCTCCGTAAGTGCCGCCGTCGCAAATATGCCATCCGGAAGGCACATTGGCATCCGTGCCGCTCCAGATCATGATAGCGCCAAGAGGCATCACCGCGGCAAGAAGATCTGAGAAATGCTGACCATCCAAAAGATCACAGTCGAAGCCTGTATAGAAAGAAGTGCTGAAGAAAGTGGCATCAGCAGACGCCTTGGTATAATACCTGGTATCATGATTGTGGGCGTCTGCATCTGCTTTTATCGCAGTCCATTGTGTTTCGATGTGATTCCAGGCCGCCCCGCTAGATAGGTGTAGATCTGATGTGGTCCACGGATCGTGAAATTTCGTGTATGCCATTTCTATCAGCTCTTTTGAATATAACAAAGCGCATAATATGGTGGGCGTTTCTCTTGGCTCGCGGTGCCCGTCCAAGTGGCGGTATGCGAGTGCGAAGAACCGCTACCCGATGAGGCAGTAGGCACAGTTGCCGTATGGACCACGTAAAAATCCACCCAATAAGTCGAATTGAGGTACATCCCAAACAGATCCGCAGGATTGTAGTAATCCAGTATCGTATGCAGATGTTTTGGCGTCTCGGCCACTGTCAGGCTATGCCCGGCTATCGTGACCGTGCCCGTGGTGGTAACGGTGTTTGCGCCGCCTGTAGCGCCTTGTGCGTAGTGGCTGCCAGCGCCCGGCACAAATCGATTGCGGAGATCAGGAGTCGAATTCAGGCCATTGCATAGCAGCCATCCACCTGGTATCGATGCCTCGCTCCCTGACCACCAAGCAATAACGCCGCTCGGAGATCCCGCTGATATGATCTGATCGGAAGTGTAACCGTCTAAAGTTTCCGCTACCAGCAAACTGCCCGAACCGTCGTTGGCGGCGGTGAAATAACGAGCAGCTGCCTGCGCGTCGGTATAATAACATGTTGCATGAGTAATACTATCGATGTAGGAAACTGCATCGCTATACATCCCTTCCAAATTATCGAGAGCGGTGAGCTTCTCCGTTGTCGTCATGCTCATTTCTCGCCATACTGTCGGAGTGTAAACCATTTTAGACACTTCCATTAAGATAGTTCATATTTAACTGGTAACTTTCTAAAATGGTTTTTATCTTCGCGAAATTCGCCCGGTAGATCTCAACCCCCGAACCATATGCAGCGGTCGCCATCGATCCCCCGAAAAAGACAACCTCATCAATCTCGCCTATCGCTTCAGCCGGAGCCACATAAGAATAGCTGTGAATATCAGTATCTAGCGACTCATCGACTACGGAAGTGTGCGCCTTCCGAAAGACGCACGCCCCATCTCTCCAGAATTCTATATACTCCACTCGATCGGCGGGCTCAAAGCATGGCCAAGTGTCTGAGGAAACCGCAACCCCTGCACCTATCGGCGCATGAGTGAAAATGTCAGAATGTGCATGGGCAGGAGTTCGATCAGCATCCAGATAGGTATGAGAAAAATTATACAGTTTGGTGACGCCACTTGCATCTACGCCTTCACTGATAGCATTTTGTACGACTTCGAACGCCGAACGAAAGTACAAATCCCACTCGGACTGCACCGGGCCATAGCAGCCCGATACTGAATACTCAGTATCCCCGTCTTTGTGAGACTCAGAAACATTCGTTAGTAGGAAGTCCAACCCAGCCGCCATATCTGCCAAGTGGATATACTGCAAGGTTCCTGCTGCCAGACCGGCCCGCCTGGTGCGGTATTTCACCGTGACGCCATCCACGGCGTAGTTTGCCAGAGTTGCATTGGCGTACTCACCGGCAGCGGTGATCGAGGTTAGGCTATCATCAGATGTGATGTGCTCGATCTTGCCGCTCCCTACGCCCTGCCGGGTCGCGTTGGTGGTGATGGCCGATAGATCCTCTGCTTTGCTCTTTGCCTTCCAGAGGCCGTAGTACTCCACCACGATCGCAGCACCGTTGGCAGGAGCCACTTCGAAGGTGAACGTCTCACTCTGGATGGCATAGTAGCTGTCGTAGCTGCCGGTGTCGGTGCCCTTCTGGCCTACGGTCTTAGCCGACCCGGCCACCGTAACTGTCGAAATTCTATTGACAGGATATGCCAATGGAAATGTTTTCGTTGTGTCGTCTCCAACGAAACTATCTGTCTGGAGATCGGTCTCCTCGTAGCCACCGACCACAATTTCAGTATTACGATAATCTGGATTGGTATGTACCAGCGAAAAGCTCTCCGAGAGGATGTCCGAGAGATCTGTAATATTCCAATCGGCAGGATAGAGCGTCCGGGCGTGGAAGTACAGCTTCAGGTCATAATCCAGATAGCAGACGAATTGCATGGCATCGGCGAGCTTCTGCAGGCCCACGGAGGCGGTCACATTCCCCAGGGAGATCTCTGTCATGACCACACCATCCTCTATGTAGCCCTCTGTGATCCCCTCTTCTGCCAGATATTCATCTAGGATCTCCCTAACCGCATCCCCCGCAAGCTCATCGGTCGCCGCATAATCGATTACTCGCCAATCGAGCATGGCGGTAAAATCGGTGGCATCGATGCTGTGAAACTTCATCGCTGTGCCGGGTATCTTGGTTTCCTCACAAGATTGGATTAGCCCGGCGAAATCGGGGACCCCATCCAGATCCGTGATGAGAACCTTCTGCCGCTCGTAGAATGCCATCGTCCCGGCAGCATCCTTGACGGCGAGACTCGCGGTGGCCCGGCCATCTACGTTGTGCTCAATTCCTACCCCGGGATCATTGAGCCAGAGCGGCGCGCTGGTAGGAAAGATCTCGGCGAGTGTCAGGGCGTCGAGATCGGACAGAATGACACTATCCAAAGCTTCCGCTAGAGTCTTCTCGGAATAGAGCTTGGTGGTGCCGATTTGGACGAGCATCTACAACACCGCACTGGCAACCCAATGTCCATGAGCCGGACCTGCTGTAGGAGTGACCGACTCACCGCTATTGTTTTTTACGCGGAAATTTCGTTCACATGCATCAACGCTGGCGCAAACAACTAACGCCGATCCAAACATCCATTGATTGACAGTACCATCATTAGCATACAGAGATATGGTAGGTGTTTTCGTCATCGTAACCGAGAACACCGGATGAGATATCCTAAAATTTACGCCATCCGATACAGTGATGGCGGGACAATACGTGTAATGTAAGCCCATATATGTATTGGTCCCAACTGGAATTGTATAAATATATGATTTCTGCCAAAATCGCATACATGAGCACAGTTCATCCGCGAAGCTGATCGGCATCCAAGGCAGGCATACCGCCCCCTGGTTTAATTGGACTTGCGAAATATAAACCAAGTCGTCTACCGTGGCATCGGCATCGTCCACCCAAATGAACACTGCCAGATTAGCCATTGATGCTGTATCAATGGAAATATTCTCAATCTTGAATGTGGTCCATACATCCGCTACCAATGTCAGATCAGCGGCCACATTTTCGGCAGTCCAATTGGCTACCAGTGTCGGGTTTGTGCCCTCTGCGCCCCATGCATCAACCACGTCGCTTGTTATCGTATCTGCTGTAGATGCCCACGAGAGGACAGCGGCCCGGAGGTGCCTGATGGCCTTTCCGGTTACAGTGTAAGCTTTAAACTGAAGTGAAGCGGTCTTTCCTGCGTACTTGAGGGCATCCTTATTTTCGATGAACTGAATGTATCCGAACTTCTTGTTAGCGGTTTCCACCTCAAATTTGCATGAAGCCGCCCCCCCAACCGGAACAATTGCTGCTTCTGGAGAAACATCAACTATATCGTTTCCATCCGAAAGTAACGTCCACATATCATGAAGATATGTATCGTCGCTATTGGCGGGCGTGGTAGCTGCTGTATAGGCTGTCAATGCTCGCTGATTGACTTGGAATCCGCCATTGATGAGGGCCTGCCTGTAGACGCCCATTGTCATCAGCTCGGCCCACGAAAAACCAGCGGCTTGTGCGGCATCTGCCAGTAGAGACAAGCCATTCGCTCCTACTCCGAGCCTCGCCGGAGTGCTTGCCCCCGTGGCGGCCCAAATGTCGCCTTTGGTGGTAAGATCCGCCTTCAGTGGGAAGTCTGCGGCATGCTTGGTATCTACCGTGTGGGCATCGATATTAGCAGCCTCGATGCCGTCCAAGAGATCCGCATTTAGATTGGTTACCTTGTCGGTGCTCGCCACCACGAGCGGCGCGCCTACTCCGGTGGCGATGTCTGATTCGAATTGCAACGCCTTGATCTGAAAACTCCCTGCATCCCAATTAGCTGAAAGTGCCCGGCTGCCATTCGCCAACAGATATGCGGTCAGGCTCATATCGGCAGCAAGCGCGGGCCAAATCTGTTTCCAGACAGCTGCACCTTCGGTGGCATCTGTGCACATCCAAATAGCAGTATTTGTGTGCCACTTGGAGCCGATGGCATAGCCCTCTCCTACATCATTATCGCCATCTGGATCGATGGCCCCGCCCGCGAAGTTGCACTTGGCCATGGCGGCATCTATGGTTTCAAAATTGGTATGCAGATATTGATAAAAGGTGTTTCCGCCATCGGTACTTAGCGGAAGGTCCAAATTGTTTCTGGTAGATTTGTCTGACATGCTCACCTCGCGGGAACTGCGCCTCGTAGCTGTAATTTCTTCATGACTCGATCCATGATGACGTTCGTCACTTCTTTTCCATCCATGTACCAATGATGTTCGGTGTGGTCCTCGATGACGATTCTATCAGATGCCCTGCCAGACACCGCGCCAACTCCCATGTCAGCTAGGCTCGTGAACATCTTCGTCAGTTTGTTCGGAAGGATGATCTCCGGTCCTTGGTCGGCGATGACATCCAGCTCGGGCTTCTCCACCAGGCCGCCCCTTGCCCTGAAGATCGCAGGTAGCGTATACGAGCTGGCTCGCGATGCATACGAGCCGCCGCCCCCGGTATATCCTAGCCCGGCGGTCGCGAGCGGGCCTGTGCTGGCAACCACGGCATCGATGTAGCTCGGACATCCCCCGGATGAGCAATTGGAGCCGACTGAGCAGCTTCCGCCGTTGTTGGTTACATTATATGTTTGCGTTCCTGACAGCCACCCCCCTTCAGTCGGAGACCACTCGCCGTACGAGCCACCGCCGCCTCCGCCACCACTGTTGCCGCTGTTGATAGTAGCGTTAATGTTTACGTTGACATTGATTTTCTTGAGTTCTGCCGCAATGGCTGTAACTCCGGCAGAAATCTTAGTCTGCGCGGCGGCCATATCGGTATTCAGCTGAGTCCAAATTCCGGCCCACGCCACCTCAAATGCTTGCAGCGAGGCGGTCGAGTTCGTCACCATGCTGTCTATGGCGGCCTTGGAGTCGGTATTGATTGACTGGAAAGACGATACCAGGGAGGTCTTCAGGCCGGTTACAGAGGGTTCGATGCCGGGCCAATAGGCGGCCCAAAAAGTGGTCGCATCTGCCATGATCTCTACATTGCTGGCAATCCATGCGTTGCGGATATCAATAGCGGCCTGCCACCCGTTGTCCCTGATGGTGGTGATTTCAGCCGTCAGGGCTTCATTGATTTGTTTCCAGTAGGCGCTGCCTTCTGCCTTGATTATGCCCCATGAGATCCGGAAAAAGTCTTTCAGATTGTTGATGATCTTTTGGACCTGCTTGGACATCGATGCCAGGCCGGTTATGCCGAATGTGGCCGTCATGCCGGACGCCTCGCCGCCTTCAGCCGGCGCCACACCCCCGGTTGCGGTGCCTTCGGCAAACCCTGGGATGCCATAGGCCTTCATAGCGGCCAGAAGCAGGTCCCACCGCTTCTTTTTGGTAGGTATCACATATTCTGGGTGGGCGGGGCCATCCTCGCCTATGACGGCCATCTGTGGGCCGGCGGTCTTGGTGCCCTCTGCATAGCCTTGGCCCCAGCCATACAGCCCGGATTCCGGGCCCCAATTTGGCTTAGGCACTGAGGAGCCACTTGAGCGGGTGCCCGATCCAGATGATCCAGCGGAGTTTCCGCCAAAAAGGCTCTTCCAAGTGATTGCCCCCCCGATGAAGGATGATAGTGCCGATCCCACCGCGTTGGCCGCATTGCCTATGGCATTTGCGGCACCCACCCCCTTGTTGTAGGCATAATCGGCACCAGAAATCGCCTTGGTGTAGCCAAATGTCGCGGCGTTCTCAATTTTCAGTTTGTGGCTGTCCCCGCCGGTATCTACCTTGAACTTGAATCCAACACCGGCAGCAGCCAATTGTCCCATCGTCTGAGTTGCACTCGTGGCCGCCTTTGAAGCCCAATCGACTGCAGCGAGGTTCACTTTAGACCCGAAGTTAGAGCAAGCCGCGTTGAAGTCTAGTCGGAGTTGCCCGAGCGCAACTTGTACTCCTGCCTTCCAGGCGTCGGTAGCTGTTGTGGTACCATCTGCCCACCTTTTCCCGGCTGCATCCCACTGAAGCTGTGCTACCTCTCCGATGACTGCCCACTTTCGGCCAGACTCATCCAGGCCGATTCTCATCGCCTGGTGGGAAGCCCGCCACTGAGTATCCGTTTCTTTGACGGTCTGCTCGATTTGCTGGCGAAAGGTTAGTGCAGCTTCCTTAGTTGCGGCGGCAGCGTCCTCAGTGGTAGCGGCGGCATCATCTGCGGCCCCTCTTGCGGTATCCCCCGCTTCTTTCGCATCTTCTTTTAGATCGTCGCCTGCCTCATTGACATCTTCTTTGAACTCCTCGCCCGCTGTCTTGTGGGCCGCATTGTACTCATCCTGTCCTTTTGTGAACGCGAGCATGATCTTTTCCATGTCCGCTGTTGTGAGGGTGGCACCGCTGGTCTGAGCCTCCCTGAGCTTGGCCTGCACGCCGCTCATGGTTGCACCAGATTCGCCCATCTGGTGAGCCCAGGAGGATGCGGTTACGCCGCCACCATTAGCAGTCAAGTAGTATTGACCACCCGACCAATATCCAGATGCCTTCCCGCTGCCGCTCGCGCCGGTCGTGCCTGGGATGGCGTTGACCGTCGCGGTGATGTCCTCGCCTGTGGTGGATACTGCATAGGTTACGGTTCGGGTTTCGCCGTCTTTCGGAAGGGCGTCCCCATCCAGCCAATCCTTAGTTATGGCTATGGTAGTATCGAAATCTGAGGCTTCCCATATCGATTCTGCATCTTTCCGCCATTCGGTTGCGGCAGTATGTAGAGATGTCCCCGCCCCATCCCAGGCGCTATCCATGGCGTCACCCACCACGTCCAGGATCGCCGCGCCGATTGTGCCTTTTCCGGCGGTCAAAACGGTATTGGCGAAGCCCTTCACGAAATCCCATGCGGCTGATATCGCCATTTCGGCGAATTTCCCCCATGCAGCTAGCCCCGTCTTGATGGCTTCACCAATCGATGTGCCTAGGTTACTTCCGTTCGATTTCCACCATTCCGCTACTTTGTCATAGATCCATTTTCCGAGGTCTACAACCCCT